AGCCGACAAAGAAAACGGTTTAGACATAATTAGTTTCGTTTCTTCACCTGCTATCGAAAAGGATTTTATGCACTTCAATAGTGACATAGATAGGTTTAGCTTTAAATCTACTAACGAAGAAAAAAGAATCGTCACGGGTGCCTGTATGATACCTAATCTGGAAATTATTAGAATGGATGCTGAAGGTAAGCCGTACTTTGTTTTTTTTACTGATGAAACGGTAATGAAAGCGCAGGAAGTTTTTGCTAAGTACGGTAAAACAAAGGCAACTAATTTTGAGCATGAAGATACAAACATGGAAGGCGTTACAGTTATTGAATCGTGGATAGTGAAAGATCCTAAAAACGATAAATCAAACGCACTAGGGTTTGATGTACCTGTTAACACGTGGATGGTTTCATACAAAGTCGATAATGAGGAGTTATGGAGCAAAGTTAAAAGCGGTGAAGTTTCAGGATTTTCAATAGAGGGTGTGTTTAGTAAAAACATTGTTCAAATGTCTGAAGACTCAAGTGATGTCTATTTTAAAGAGATACAAGACGCAATAAATAACCCGTCCTTATCTGAGGATGAAATTTACGATAAAGTTGCTGAGGTAGTCTCTAAGCTAAAATAAACTGGAACAACAACTTAGGTGATATATATATAGTTATGGATAGAACAAAATTTTTAAATAAAATTAAATCTATGTTTTCAGAGGAAGAAACTGATAAACTAGAGGAGAAACTAAAAGACGTAAGCACTTCAGAAGGACTTGTACTAAGGATTGGTGAAGGTGGTTTTGTAGATGGTGAAAAACTTTTAATCGTTAGTACTAGCGATGAAGGGGAAGAAACTGAAGTTCCTGCGCCTGAAGGTGAATATACCGCAGAAGGACAAGTTGTAACAACGGACTCAGAAGGTGTTATTGTTTCAGTTGTAGAAGCTAAGGAAGAGGAAGAAAAACCAAATGAAGTACCAGTTGTTGAGGAGGAAATGTCTGCTGAAACTCCTGAATGGGTTAAAAAACTAGAGGCAAGGATGGATTCTCTAGAGTTGTCCAGTTCTAACATTGCCGAAAGTATGTCAGCTATTGACGAACTAAGCAAAGTTGTTTCTAAAATCGCGAATTTACCTAGCGATGAAGAGGTGAAATTGTCTAAAAAAGAAAGTGAAATTAAATTAAAATCAAACACAAGGGAAGAAAGGTTGAAATTCTTTTCTAAAAAATAGTAATAACAAATAAAAACAAATTAAAATGGCATTAGATTTAACAGGATTAACGGCATACGTAGACGAAAACAAAATGGAATTGATTAAAAAGTCAATTTTACAAGGTCGTACATTGGAATATGTAACGATTCAACCAGACATTAAAAGTTCTGCAACTATCAACATTTTAGATTCTACTTTAGTAGGTCAGGCGGGTGCTTGTGGTTTTAACTCTGATGGTGATACTGTTCTTAGTCAACGAACTTTGGCAGTAAACAAAATAAAAGTTAATGAGTCTATTTGTGTAGATAAATTGGAGGCTTTTTATACTCAAAAAATGATGAACGCAGGTTCATATAATGAGACTATCCCATTTGAACAAATGTACTCAGAGGACAAGTCTGAGAAAATCGCCAACATGATAGAAAATATTCTTTGGAAGGGTGATACTACTGGATCAGGTAATATCGCGTTAGCTGATGGATTGTTGAAAGTGATTGACGCTGAAGCAGGTGTTGTAGATGGTAACCCTAGTGCTATTACTGTAGCTACTGGTATTGTAGCTTCTAACGTTGTGGACATTGTTGATGGTATGGTTGATTTGATTCCTGCTGACATCATTGATGCTGATGACTTAACAGTGTACATGGGTTATGATAAGTATAGAACTTACGCGAAAGCATTAAGAGACGCGAACTTATTCCATTATACAGGTGCAGAGGATCAAGGTCAGGAATTTTCTCAAATGGTTCCAGGAACGAACGTAAGAGTAACAGCTTTCAAAGGATTGAATGGGACTAATAGAATTATCCTATCAAGAAAAGCTAATTTATACGTTGGTGTGGATATGCTAAACGATGCGGAGCAGTTTTCTATTAGGTACTCTGAAGATAACGACGAAGTTAGATTCATTTCTAAATTTAAGATTGGTACTCAAATCGCTTTTCCTGAATTCATTGTTGAATTTACATTAGTACCTTAATTAATTAATTAAATAACAAATTTTAAAAAGGGGGTTAGGTTGATCCTGCCCCTTTTTTTACTTAAAACAAATAAATTATGTCATGTATACTAGGTAACGGCTTACCGTTAGGGTGTAAAGATTCATTAGGGGGTATTAAGGAAGCTTATATCGCTTCGTTTTCATCAGCAACTACTTATACTTATGATGCTGAAGACATTATTGATACTGTAGTTGGTGGTGGTAATTTTTTTACATTCGCCCAACGTAATGAACAAGGGGAATTTACTCAAACTGGGAACCATTCAGTAGAAAATGGTAGTAACTTTTGGTCTCAAATGGTGAATTTAATATTCACTAAGAACGACGCAGTAAACCGTAATACTTTAAAAGTGTTAGCGCAATCTACTTTATTGATTATCGTTAAGGATCAAAACGGGTTGTATTGGGTTATCGGTGAAGGTAACGGTGCAGATCTTACAGCGTCAACAATAGGGGCAGGTAAGGCTTACGGAGACTTAAACGGGTCAACAGTATCTTTCGAAGGTAAAGAAAGCGCGCCAGCTAGACAGATGAGTCAAACTGCATTCGATAGTTTAACAGTAGCTTAATTAATAAAGTGTAT